ATTGATGATCTAATTGGATACCTTATCCTTCTTAAAATTGCCAACAAGTCCTAGTCAACTAAAACGTGGTATAATTTATATATGAGCGAATTAGAGCCAGCAGTACATTTTGACCGCATGAATAAGGTCGTAGAAGAGCTTTTGAAGGGCAATTCAGCAACGCAGATAGCAACCATCACTGGGTACTCAAGGAAAGAAGTTCTAGAGTACCTAGACGAGTGGAAGTCTGTTGTGCATAACGATAGCAATATTCGTGACCGTGCAAGAGAGGCGATATCTGGAGCGGACCAACACTACGCAATGCTCATCAAAGAGGCCTGGAAAACCGTAGAGGACGCAGATACCCAAGGACAACTAAATGTTAAGGCGGGAGCCTTAAAGCTTATAGCAGATATTGAAACAAAAAGAATAGCAATGCTTCAATCAGTGGGAGTATTAGAGAATACAGAGATTGCATCACAACTTGCAGAGACTGAAAGAAAGCAAGAGATACTTGTGGGTATACTTAAAGAAGTTACCGCAGGGTGTCCTAAATGCAAGATGGATGTTGCAAAGAGATTGTCTCAGATAACTGGAATAGTAGAGCCTGTGTATATAGATGCAGAGGTTACAAGCAATGTTCAATAAAGATGGATTTGAAAAAATAGGCGAAGACATATATGTGTATCATAATTTTGTTACAGAAGAAGAATGCAATTCTATTGTAGATATTGCCAAGTCCCTTACAGAAGAAGAATGGGTTGGAAGATTCAATACTACTGGAGAAGGTCACAAGACATCTAATAGATCTATAGACCAGCTAGTTCCAATAAAAAAGAGGCTGTCTGACAAACTAGAAGAAGGAATATATCTAGCAGAAAACATTAGCATTGTGCGGATGAGAAAAGGTGCAACCTGGGGATTACATTCAGATAATCATGACTTCTTAGACTTAATAGCAGCAAGCAAACTTTACACTGAGGGACAAGAGTACACATTAGAAAAAAATAATATATGGGGTCTTGTAATGTACTTTAATGATTTCGATGGAGGAAGATTGTTTTATCCAAATCAAGGCATAGAATATCAACCTAAAAGAGGTGATTTAGTAATACATAGCTCAGAAGAACATTGTCTTCATGGAGTAGATGAATTAAAGAGTGATGTTAGATATTCACATTCAAATAATTTATTTAACTATATAAAAGTACCGAAAGGGATTTAATGTCATTTGATTTTTCTGATTTAATTGATATCCTTGACGGCGAAGAGTTTGAAGAAAAGCCTGTAGACTTACGTACATTTGTCAATGATCCAAACTACTTAGGTCTTCCAGAACTCTCAGAATATCAATATACTTTAATTGAAAAAAGTTCACAGATATATAAAGAGTCTACATTAAAAAAATTGTTCGGAGAAGAAGAAGGCCATACCAGATTTAAGCAAACGGCTAACGAAGTAGTAGCCCAGCTAGGCAAAGGTTCTGGAAAAGATTACTGTTCAACAATTGCTGTAGCCTATATAGTATATTTACTATTATGCCTAAAGGATCCTGCTACATATTACGGTAAACCTCCAGGGGACTCTATAGATATTATTAATATTGCTATAAACTCTCAGCAGGCGAGCAATGTATTTTTTAAAGGCTTTAGAAGCCGCATAGACAAGTCCCCATGGTTTGTCGGTAAATACTATGCCAAAGCATCAGAAATACAGTTTAATAAAGCAATCACCGTCCACTCTGGTCACTCAGAGCGTGAAGCTTGGGAAGGCTACAACGTAATTGTTGTTATCCTTGATGAAATCTCTGGCTTTGCAATTGAAAATACAACAGGACACGATCAGGCAAAAACGGGTAGTGCGGTGTATGATATGTACAGGGCATCAGTAGACTCTCGTTTCCCAGACTTTGGAAAAGTAATTCTTCTTTCATTCCCAAGATTTAAGAATGATTATATACAGCAAAGATACGATGCCGTAATTGGAGAAAAAGAAACGATAATCAGAGAGCATAAATTTAAGATGTATGAGGAGCTGGCAGATGGAACTGAGGGTAATGAGTTTGAGATTCAATGGGAAGAAGACCATATAATATCTTACAAGATACCTAAAGTTTATGCACTTAAGCGCCCGACTTGGGAAGTTAATCCAGTTAGAAAAATTGATGACTTTAAAACAGCATTCTATACAAACCCAACAGACGCTCTTTCAAGATTTGCTTGCATGCCTCCAGATGCGGTTGACGCATTTTTTAAGTCAAGAGAAAAAGTAGAAAAAGCATTTAATATAGGTGCAATTGCTGTAGACAATTTTGGAAGACTTGAAGAGTGGTTCCTGCCAGACCCAGATAAAAAATATTATATACACGTAGACTTAGCGCAAAAGCATGACCATTGTGCAGTAGCCATGGCACATGTTAATAAATGGGTTAACGTTAAAATAACAGATGCCTACTCTCAGCCAGCACCTATTGTGGAGGTTGACGCAGTCAGGTATTGGACACCAAAGCCAGACAAGTCTGTTGATTTTACTGAAGTAAAAGATTATATCCTTTCTCTTAAAACAAGAGGATTTAATATAGCAGTATGTACCTTTGACAGATGGAACTCTCATGATATGATGCAACAACTAAAACAATATGGCATCAATACAGAGATTCTATCTGTCGCTAAAAAACATTATGACGACATGGCAATGATCGTTGCGGAAGAAAGATTAATAGGTCCACACATACCATTGCTTATAGATGAATTATGTCAGCTTAGAATTATGAGAGATAAGGTTGATCACCCTAGAAAAGGTTCAAAAGACTTAGCCGATGCTACTTGTGGTGCAATATTTAATTCAATTAGCAGAACCAGGTTTGATAATAATCAAGAAATAAATGTACATACTTATGAATCAATGAATTACGACAATGATTTTGGGGCTAAAGATGACCCAGATACAACATCTTATAATCTGATCAGAGCACCCAGAATGCCTGAAGACTTAAAAGAAGCAATGGACAGGATGCAAATAATATGAGCGAATATCAAGAAAGGGCTAAAGAGTGTAAGTGTTGCAGTAAACACGTCCCTTTGCCTACGGTTATGAGGGAATACAATAATACTGTTGTCTGCCCAACTACATTTGCAAATATACTTGAATATAAAAGAATATGGGACTCTTACGGATCAAGACCAATGGGATCTATAAGAAAACATTTTTCAGAATATGTTCAGCAAATAGTAGAAAACTCTATTGACAAGTCTGTATAAAAAATATATACTGATAATGTCAGCGCCAGTAGCTTAGTCGGTTAAAGCCCCGAACTCATAATTCGGTAATCGTAGGTTCGAGTCCTACCTGTCGCACTAGACCTCTGTAGCTCAGAGGAAGAGCAACAGACTTCTAATCTGTTGGTCGCTGGTTCGATTCCAGCCAGGGGTACAAAATGTACAACCGCTTATACAAGGAGAAAAAATGAAAACTATAGGAGATAAGCTCGGTAATTTTGCCGTTACTGGAGTCAAGCCTGGAGCATTGTCGTATGACGATTCTTCATTTGAAGTAATTAATCAAGATTCTTTTCCAAGCAAATGGAAAATTATTGTATTTTATCCAAAGGATTTTACATTTGTGTGTCCAACAGAAATTGTTGCGTATGACGCATTAGTAAATGACTTTAATGATCGTGATGCAGTTTTAATGACTGGATCAGTTGATAACGAATTCTGTAAGGTCGCATGGCGAAATGCACATGACGATTTAAAAAAGACAAACTCCTGGTCATTTGCTGATACAGCACACCAGCTAGCAAGCGATTTAGGAGTTCACCATCCTTCTGGAGTTACATATCGTGCAACATTTATTATTGATCCAGATAATATTATTCAGCACATCACTGTCAATAATCTAGATGTTGGAAGAAACCCAGATGAAACTTTACGTGTACTAGATGCACTTCAAACAGGAGAGCTCTGTGCATGCAACAGATCCCTTGGTGGAGAAACTCTATAATGTCATGGGTTGAACAGCTGAAGGATTCCTTGCCAGAATATGCTAAGGACATCAAGTTAAATCTTGATGCTGTTATTAATAGATCAACTATTGATTCAGAGCATGCTACTTACCTTGCAATTGCAGCAGCATTTTCAACAGGCAACGCTAAGCTTCTAACCTTTATTGTTGCTAGCGCAACAGATGAAGTTGAAAAAAATGCTGCTTTGACTGCGGGAGCAATAATGGCGCAGAACAATGTGTGGTATCCATTTATTGAAATGGCAGATGATCAAAACCTTAAGGGTTTGCCAGCTCAGCTAAGAATGAATGCAATTGCATCTCACGGAGGCACAACCAAGGCCAAGTTTGAAGCCTACTCTTTGGCGGCATCTATTATCGGCAAATGTCATTTTTGTGTTAAGGCACATTACGAGACACTAAAAGAAGAAGGTTATTCTGTAGAGCAATTGCGTGATATCGGAAGAATTGCAGCAACAGTAAATGCTTTAGCAAAAATACTTTCTGCTTAAAGATAGTCCTGGGTAAGACTAAAACTGCCCACTATAAAAAAATAAGAAATGGTATAAT